CAGTAGATGCTTTTACAGCCGCTTCTGCTTATGATATTACCATTTCAGGTTCATTAACAGTATCAGGTTCAATTAATTTAACAGGTTCTACAAACATAACAGGATCATTTAATGTTAGTGGAACAGTTAATATGCCTGGTTTTTCAAATAATACTGCTTCTTGGGCAACTAATTTAGTAAATACCCCATCAAACATTAATCGTTATATTTTACCTTCAGGTTCTACTCCAACATTATTTGCAACACAAATGATTGCAGGAGCAGGTCAAATAAACTCAGGACAAAGTTTAACAACAATTGATATTACACCAATAGATTTTACAGGTAAAACATTAGGAACAGATGTATTCATTACAGTAGGAATTTCATCTTCCTATGCTACTTCAAGTATGAGTTTTTACCCACGTGCAAATAGTATAGGTCCAAGTAGTATTTCATTTACTACTTCAGCAAGTGTTCCTTTTAATGTTCCTTTTTTCTTTACAGTAGTATATAAAGCATAAAAAATAAACAAATAAAAGTATATGGATAAAAAAGTTTTAACACAAGAAGAATTACAACAATTAAAAGATTTTCAATCAACTAGAAATCAATTAGTTACCGATTTTGGTATCATTGAATTTCAAATGCAAGAATTGAAATCTCAAAAAGAAATGCTTGTAAGTGCTTTAAATAACTTAAAAGCTGAAGAAGCTAAAGTTAGTAAAGAATTACAAGAAAAATATGGTGAAGGAAATATTGATTTAAGTAGCGGAGAATTCGTTAGCGTAAATTAATTTTTAGACCCTTTTGCCATATTTATCACAGAATAAAAACTAATATAATATAATTAACAATGGCAGACACATTAATATCTCCTGGCGTATTAGCACTAGAAAACGATCAGTCGTTTATCACCCAACAGCCTATCACTGTAGGCGCAGCTATTATCGGTCCAACAGTTAAAGGTCCTGTAGAAGTTCCAACAATCGTTACTTCTTATAGTGATTACCAAAATAAATTCGGTACTACTTTTTTAAGTGGTAGCCAAGTTTATACTTACTTTACTTCAATAGCAGCTTATAACTACTTCAACAACGGTGGTGAAACGTTATTAGTATCTAGAGTAGTAAGTGGTACATTTACATCCGCTACAACTTCAGGATCTCAAGGTACTCCAGTATTAAACTATAACACTTCAGAATCAGTTAGATTTGCTACTATTTCTGAAGGTACTATTATGAATAGTACGGGTAGTCAAGATACAGCTGGTGCTTTAGCTTCTGGTTCATCAAATAATATTAGATGGTCAATTGTTAACAGTGATACTTCATCAGGTACTTTCTCATTATTAATTAGACAAGGTGATGATACTACAAATAATCAAACAGTATTAGAAACTTGGACTAACTTATCAATGGATCCAACAGCTCCAAATTATGTTGTTAAGGTAATTGGTGATCAAGTTCAAAACTATAACGCTACAACTAACCAAATTGAAACTTCAGGTTCAGTACCTAATTTCTCTAGATACGTTTACGTATCTTCAGTATTAACTCCTACTCCATTATATTTTGACAACAATGGTGTTGCAAAAGCTCAATTTACTGGATCTATTCCTGTAAACGCTAGTGGTTCATTTGGTGGTGCTGTAGGTGATTTGTTTGGTGCTGGAGCTGCTTATTATGATACTATTACTTCAGGTAATAACTCTCAAGGTTTACCAAGTGGTAGCTATACTAACATGATTAATTTGTTATCTAACCAAGACGATTATAGATTCAATGTAATTATTGCTCCTGGTTTATTTAACTCATTACAAACTTCTCAATGTACTTCTATTATCAATAACACTCAAAACAGAGGTGATAGTATTTTCGTACTTGACTTAGTACCTTATAATGTAAACTCAATTCCAACAGTAACTACACAAGCAAATTCAAGAAATACTTCATATGCTGCTTCATACTGGCCTTGGGTTCAAACAATCGATCCTGATTCAGGTGCATTAGTTTGGGTTCCAGCTTCAACAATGGTGGCCGGTGTTTATGCTTATAACGATAACGTTTCTGAACCTTGGTTCGCACCAGCAGGTATTAACAGAGGTGGTTTAGGTAATGTAGTTAGAGCCGCTCAAAAATTATCTCAAACTCAAAGAGATAGCTTATACAGCAATAAAGTTAATCCAATCGCTACTTTCCCAGGAACTGGAGTTGTAGTATATGGTCAGAAAACATTACAAACTAAAGCTTCTGCTTTAGATAGAGTAAACGTAAGAAGATTGTTAATTGCTCTTAAATCATATATTTCTCAAGTTGCTAATAACTTAGTATTTGAACAAAACACTATCGCAACTAGAAATGCTTTCTTAGCTCAAGTTAACCCATACTTAACATCAGTTCAACAAAGACAAGGTTTGTATGCGTTTAAAGTGATTATGGATGATAGCAACAACACTCCTGACGTAATCGACAGAAACCAATTAGTAGGTCAAATTTACTTACAACCAACTAAGACTGCTGAATTTATTTACTTAAACTTCAACATCTTACCAACTGGAGTAACTTTCCCAGCATAATTTTTTAAAAACGGAATATTTATAAATAAATAAAAATAACTAAATAAAATGGCAGTATTAGATCCAAACGAAATATTTTTCACAGCCTTCGAACCTAAACAGCAGAACAGGTTTATCATGTATATTGACGGTATACCAGCGTATATCATCAAGGGAGTGAACGCAGTAACATTAACTCAAGATTCAATTCCTCTCAATCATATAAACGTTCAACGTTTCGTTAAAGGTAAGTCTAAATGGGGTGAAATCCAAATGACATTATTTGATCCAATCACACCATCAGGTGCTCAAGCAGTAATGGAATGGGTACGTTTACACCACGAATCTGTAACAGGTAGAGATGGTTATTCTGACTTCTATAAGAAAGATTTAACATTAGATGTTTTAGGTCCTGTAGGTGATATCGTTTCAGAATGGATTATCAAAGGTGCTTTAATCACTAACGTTAACTTTGGTGATTATAGTTGGGATAACGAATCAGCAGCTCAAAACATTACAATGACTGTTCAACCTGACTACTGTATCTTGAACTTCTAATAAAAAGAAAATAAAATTAAAGAAAGCTCGCATTTTTTGCGAGCTTCTTTTTTTCTCATATATTTATATAGGACAATAAAGTTATAACAAATAAAAATTATGGAAGAAAATAAATTTAAATTCCCAACCGAGGTTGTAGAATTACCATCAAAAGGTTTACTTTACCCTGAAAATTCACCTTTAGCATCTGGAAAAGTAGAAATGAAGTACATGACTGCTAAAGAAGAAGACATCTTAACAAATCAATCGTACATTTCAAAAGGTAATGTATTAGATAAGTTATTAGAATCTCTTATTGTAGATAAAACAATAGATGTTAAAGATTTTATTCTTGGTGACAAAAATGCTTTATTTGTAGCTGCTCGTATTTTAGGTTATGGTAAAGATTATTCATTTAATTATGGTGGTAAAGAAGTAACAATAGACTTATCAGAAATAGATAACAAACCATTCGATGAATTTTCAATTACTAAAGGTGTAAATGAATTTTCTTTTACTTTACCTCATTCTAAAAACACCGTTACATATAAAATTTTAAACGGACATGATGAAAAAAATATTGATAAAGAAATTGAAGGATTGAAAAAAATTAATAAAGAAATCTCTCCAGAACTATCTACTCGTTTAAAGTACATTATTACTTCAGTTGAAAATGATAGAGATACTAAAACAATTAGAAATTTTGTAGATAATTATTTATTAGCTAAAGATTCTAGAGCTTTAAGAGAACATATCAAAACTACCCAACCGGATGTTGATTTAACTTTTACAACAGATAGCGGAGAGGAGGTCGCTATCCCAATCGGGATTAGCTTTTTTTGGCCTGACGCTCAATAACGCACCTGTAGTTCGTATGAGTTTGTTTAAACAAATTCACGAAATAGTATTTTATGGTAATGGAGGATTTGATTGGCATACAATTTATAATATGCCTATATGGTTGAGAAAATTTACTTTTAGTCAAATCCAAAAACACTATGCCGATGAAAAAGAAGCTTATGAAAATGCCAAAAACGGAGGTAAAACCACATTGATGGATTCTTCAGGTAATGTTAATAAAGCCCAAGCAAAACAAGCAACCAAAAATATTACTCCCCCTACTTATATTACAAAGGCATCCAAAAAGTGATGCCTTTAAATATTTATAACAAACAACAAGTAAATGGCTGACGATATTAATAAAATAAATGATGAGATAAATAAGTTGCGAAAAGAGCTTGGTAAAAATCCATTAAAACCATTTAATGAAAAGGATTTAGAAACAGCTAAAGCTTTACTTTCTGGTTTGCGAGCAGAAGTTCGTGAATTATCATCTGATTTAGATTTTGTTGCTAAATCTTTTAAAGATAGTGTTAATGAACTCTCTAAACAAAATATTTACTTAGCAAGCGCTAAAAAATCATTATCAGGCATTTCAGACATATCTAGAAAAGTAGTTGAATATAGAAGAGGAGAAACTTCACTAAGTGAAAAACAACTTAAAAATCTCCAACAACAAGCTAAATCTAAATTTGAAACTTTAAGATATGATTTAAAAAGCGGTACATTAAGCAAAGCAAATGCTGAAGAAATTAAAAATGCTTTAAAATATGAAGATGAATTTAATGCTGCCCTTGAAAAAACAATTCAGTATCAAAAAGAAGTTAATAAAGAAATAGGTTTATTAGGAACAGGATTAAAAGGGATAAGTAATTTACTAACTAGAGCAGGATTTGGGGATGTAGCTCAATCACTTAATGATGCTGTTGAAAAAACTAAAAATGCTCGATTACAAACAAAACTAAATAATGATGAAATTTCTAAGTTAAACAAAGAAATAAAAACAGCAAATGCTGGTCAATTATCTGCAGCCCAACTTAGAGCAGGATTTGGTGGTAAACATCTTAAAGATCTTCAATTACAAAAAGATTCTTTAGAAGAGCAGAATAAAGAATTATCAACTCAAACAGATAAATATAAAAATATAGGTAAATCCTTAAAAGACCAATTAACTACTGCTAACCTTATAGATGTTGTCATTAAAGAAATGGTGACTGCTTTACTA